ATCAGTTATGACCCCAGTAGCCATAGTGAGTTCGCTATTTCTAGGCTTGTTTGCTTTTGCAGCAAGTGATAAGAAGTCTTTTAGAGATAGAATGACTTTAATAGTAGCTCTCTTTGCAGCTGGAACTGTGGCTTCAAATGTAATGTTATCAATATTCTCTCTTTTGCCTCAAGCGATCAAAACCTCTTTTGTTCTTAAATTTGGAACAGAAAAACAAAAGATGCAGTTGAATATTGAGGAATGGATGCTACGAGCACAGACCTTGCTCGCTACCTCAAAGACGTTACAGATAATAACAACCGCTGAATACAAGCTCCAGCTTGAAATTGTGTTTAGACAAGGATCACAGTACTTTACCTTCTTAGAACCGGGAGCCCAAACAGCTGTCTTTTCTAGAATGTATGTAAATCTATACACAACTTATCAAGGAATATTGGCAATGAATTGTGAAAGCGGAACAAGAGCTCCTCCTTTTTCAATCCACTTGTTTGGAGAACCGGGGAGAGGAAAATCGTCAATAATTGGACCAATAGTCAGTAATGTTTTCAACAAGACCGATTCAGACGTCTACCAATTGCCAACAGGTGAGAAATTTTGGAATGGATACAGAAACCAGAAAATAATCTTTATTGATGAGTTTTTAAGTGGATCTATGACTACAAGAGAGACTATAGCCGAACAATATCTGGTTTTGGTCTCTAGTACTGCATTTCAGCCCCCCATGGCTTCAGTAGATGACGTATCTGTAGGAATAAAAGGAACTCACTGTACACCTGATATTGTAATTACTTCTTGTAACGATGCATATCCACGAGTGAACGGAATTGATCCTGAAGCCTTAGATAGAAGACGAAATGTATTGATAAAGGTTGAAATAACTGAAGAAAGATTTCTGGATAGACAAAATGGAGGAATAAACCGTGAGGCTATATCAGCTTTGACCGATCAAGAGAGAAAAGAATTAATTTGGCTCAAGTTTAACTTCCGTCCTCGTAGTGGAAAAATCCAAGCACACCGGACCACAGAGGATTATACATTCAGACAAATGATTGAACAGATAAAAGGACTGTATGAGAATCATCTCAACTTTACAGCTCTTATGAAGCCAGCATTGGATACTAGTACCACTACCCAGAATCCAATGAATATGTTCGACGAAACCATGAGGACCTTAGCTCGAGTCCCCGTGGAACCAATAGAGCTACCAGAACTTGTAACAAAGTTCTTTGGATCGATAGCTGGATTGATAGGACAAGGACCTAAACAACGAAAGACCACCGTTGAAGGTAACCACAACAAAATCCAAGCTATGCTAAGGAAGAGGCGCGAACGAACCATCGAAACAAGTAATCCATTCGAGAGTTTCATGACTTCTGACGAGGACGCAACGACTAGTCCAACTAGTCGACCTAATCCGTTTGAAGACGAAAATTTCGATGAATTAATTGAGCAAAGGAATAGGAAAGAAGAACGGAGACGTGCTGAACAACTTGTATCTAGTTTGAGGACAGGACCTAGCGGATGTTCTAGTGTGATTGAACCACCAGTCAATCAAGTCCCTGGCTGTAACTACAAAGTACCATCCGAAAGTGCAAGTAACAACACCGACTATCACGAAGTAGATGATTGTATACGTGACCAAAATCCAATTGAGCCTTTCGCCTTCATATCTGATGATGAGTTAGCCATACAAGCGGCGCGAGACATATCATTAGGTCTTTCTTTGAGTGAGAAACCTTGTCTGAGATGGTTTGAAATTGCCTACAGGAGTCCTATAACGAAAGTTGTAGGTATAACTGTAGGTCTAGTTTCAATGGCATTTCTGATGAGAACTTTCTTCAAGAAACAGAAAGAAGAGAAGCTAGTATTTGGTCCACAATCAGCCAAGCCAAGTAGAACGCAAAAAACGGAGAACAATAGGAATCTGAAAAGAGGATACACACCACGATCTCTGGAGGGACATTCGGTCTTGGGCATTGAACCAGCTATATTGAGCACCACCATAGGCTCGATAAAAGTTTTGCCCATAAAGGACAAGTGGATCGTAACATATCTGCACGGAATAAATAGTCTTACTGAAGGTACAAAGAATTTTGAAGCTAAGATTATTTATAAAGGAAAGGCTTGTGACGTGACAGTTGACATCGAGAAAGCTAATGTCGACGAAATGAATGATCTGATCTTTATAAAGTTGGTTTCTAGAAATCTTGCTTTGTTTAGAGATGTCACGAACTTGTTCCTCGATTCCGACGTGCTTAAGAGTTTATCTACATTCAACGTAGGTATGGAACTCGCAGCGGGAAAGACTTTTGTGAACACAAAGATGGTGTACGATCGTAGTTATACATTACACACGTACGTGCAGCATCTTGACTACGGCTTTTACTATTGTTGTGAAAGCCAAAGGGGAGATTGTGGAACTCCCCTCGTTATAACCAGTGGGCCACACATTGGTTATATAATAGGGATGCATGTGGCAGGATCAATTGCAACTGAGCTAGGCCAAACAAAGGGTTTAGCAACTGTTTTGGACAGACAGGTCGTCTTGAGCGGAATTCAAGAAGAAGAATTGCCAGAAATAGAGGAAACGATATTTAAGGCTCAAGGCTTTGAACCAACTGGCAATATATATAAATACGAAATACTCCCACCATCGGAGACAGTATTTATAAAGACAACTACTGCTTTGCAGGAGAGTTTGTTACATGACAAATTAAAGTGGAAGTCGCAAAAATTGCCGCCTGTAATGTCCAAGTATGACCCGAGAAATATGCAGAGATTAGACCCTGTGCAGGTTTCTTTGGAAGACTTGAATCAAACAGTACAACACGAATTGAAAGGAGCCGATCTCGCTAGATTGAGATCAGTGAAAGCTGAAACCTATCAACACTTGAAACGCAATTTAGAATGGCCTTTGCAGAAAGGACCTTTAACATGGGAACAAGCAATGTTTGGTGTCCCTGGAAAATTAAAAGCCATAAACACAGAAACGTCCAGTGGATGGCCCCTCTGCAACAAGAGAAACAAGAAAGGAAAGAAAGATTACATATGGTTTGATATTGATGGAACACCTCATTATGATCCAACCATAATATCATTAGCTGAACAATTGGAAAGTGAGATATTGAATACTCCAAATCTGGAATTATTGGCTGAGAATCACAGATTTGTAGGATTCCTCAAAGACGAATTGAGAAAGCCTGAAAAGATATCCATGGCAGAAACAAGAGTGATTTATTGTAATGACCTCATTGCTATGATGGTTTTCAGAAAATATTTTGGATCTCTCTTGTCTGCCTTCTCTCATTCATGGAGATCTTCATGTCTTTCTATCGGAATGAATCAATATTCATATGATATGGACGCTCTACACCAAAGATTGTGTAGTAAGTTCATGCCAAAAGGGTACATCGCCGGAGATTACAAGGGATTTGATAAACATATGCAAGAGCAATTCCAACACGCTGCATATCAAATAATCTCGAATTTAACCAAAGACTTTGTTCCTGAACCTATGAGGAAATTCTTATACTATCATGAGTGCAAATCATCCGCTCAAATAGGTCGTATTAGATTTTGGACGCAATGTAATATGATGAGTGGATGTTTTTTCACCAGTGCCGTCAATTGCATGGTGAATGACATGTATTTTAGATATGTATGGAAAGAGATTTATCCTGAAAAGTTCTTTGATGAATATGTCGTTGCCATCTATCAGGGTGACGACCATGTTCTTTCTGTCAATGAAGGGTGTGAAATGTTTCATCCTTTGTCAATTCAACAAGGGTTGGAAAAAATCGGTCAAATATACACCTCAGCTGACAAGGTCTCAAGCTTGACCTCAGAACTTCAATCGTTTGCAGACACCACATTTTTGGGAGCTTATCCTCGATTTGTAGGATCTCAATTTTGTGGAATCATGAAATGGGACACGATAATTGAAACACTCTCTTGGACTAGAGATAACAACAAATCACTAGCACAGGTATCACAACAAATGCTTGAATTTGCTTCAATGCACTCCAAAGAGAAATTTCAGATTCTCAAAAAGCAAATACAAGAGTATGTTGATATAGATGTCCCTTCACAGAGTGTCTTGAAGTCAGTTGTTCCTCACCGAACATCTGATACAGGAGAGGCTTTTTATGGACAAGGAGGAAGAAAGAAAACAAAAGGGTTGACAGGAATATACCCATCAGAAGAAACCCCTCAACAACTGAGGATGCCAAGCAATAGTTCTCACTTGACACACACAGGAGTTAATGAGGTAGCTGCCGACCTTCGCTACGGCACCGACTCAAGTGTGTACAGAAAGACGTACAATTGGACAACATCAGATGTCGTCGGAACACATCTAGCAGACATGAACGTGCCGTATGATTTATTGCAACTCGGAAATACAACCAATGTGCAAAATATGATGTTTCAGAGATACATCTATTTTCATTCGGACATTGAATTGGTCTTCCAAATATCAGGAACGCCGTTTCAATCAGGAAGACTCATAATATATTTCCGACCTCTATGGAAAACCGATGGAACGACAACTATTCGAGTTGACGATTTGTTGCAATTACCACACGTGGAAATTTCTCCAAACCGATGTACGACTGCCACGTTGCGAATACCATTCCGTTGGTTTCGCACTTGCATGAATACGTTCGCACTGAATTTGATACAAGAAACAATGGGAAATGTTAGAATGACAGTATTCTCCGCTCTAGCGACCGGCGGAACCGACACGTCCGTTACCATAGACATGTATACGCGTTTCCCAAATGCCAAATTCTCAATACCTAGACCTATTGACGGATCTGGTTTCGAACTTGAAGGACAAGGAGGAGGAATGAGCACAATTGCTAATGCTTACAACTACAACTTCACTGGAGCTAAAACTGGTCCTATAAATATGACTGGTAATCCGGATTGTAAACCAACGGTGTTTGGACCAGAAATAGACACTGAATTGAAGATG